GCCGTTCAGCAATCGCCCGACCTGTGCGCTCATTGCCTTGCATCCCCAGCTGATTTTCGTATTGCCCCGAAACCATCTGCATTTCGATATTCGCCACTTCCATGCCTTTCAGCGCGACCGGCGACGGAACAGGTGGTTCAATACGAGAAGGTGGAGGCAAAGGCTTACCATCATCTCCAACAGACTTGTAAGGCAGATACGCATGATTTTGGCGATTAGCCGTAGCCCAGTATTCCTCAAAGCCTTCAACGCTTTCCACCCCGACAATCCACGGGGTTTTGGACTGCAAGGCTCCGTATTCTACTGCAGCAGACGCCCAATAGTTATACATACGCTGCGGGTCTTTCATTGCACGGGTATGACCCTTACGATCCAGACGACCTTCGATAATCGTTTCTTCGCCAATCACTGGGATAATCGGGATGGTTTTGCCAATCCAGATCTTTTCTTCCTCAGTAATCACATGGTTGCCGATTATCAGATGATAATGAATAATACGGCGAGTTGTCGCACGTTTCCGAGTCTGCGGATCATCAAAGATTTCACTTTTCGGATCGACCTTCCGCAAATCAGAAGCCAGCAATGTCATGGGCTGACCATCCGGCCCATTAAACATCAGCAACTCATCATTCACATCTTCTGCTTCAAAATATTCCGCAACGCGAACATGGTCCTCATCAAACCAGCCCTTTTCACCAACCAGCACTTCCTGTCCAGCAAACTGCTTATACTGCGGATATTTCTGGTCGAAAACTTCCTTCGGCATATCCTCAAAGATAAACGCAAAACGTGCATCCTCTTTCGCAGGAGCCTTCGCATCCGGGTCCATATAAACCGTCAGCGGGTCAGGAATGCTCGTGACATAAATCTCTTGATCGAAAGAGTTCTCGTCCACGTAGTCTGTAATGACACGCAGATAGCCGATGCCAGCTTCGACCTGAAAAGTAGTAGCAGCGTCATAATGCGCCGGGGCGTTTGACTGATACTCAATATGCCGAGCGATGCCATCCCAAATGCGGGCGCTTTCAGCCGTCGCACCATTGCCAGCCGCACGATACTTGATCCCCGGCTTATTCATCTTTGCATCATTTATGATGTTCAGATTATGCTGGCGGGTCTTGTTGATCGTCAGCGCAGGGCGCTCGTCCCTCTGCCGATCATTCCACATACGTGTAGGCCACTGATATTTATTATCAGCGTCAGCATTCGCAAAGCGCATATCATCCATGAACAAGCGGCGAGCATAGGACTCCCACGCTTCACAGCGTTTGAACCGCTCCTGCGCTCTTTTCAGAACTTTCTGATATTTGTCGCTGTCTACTGCTTGACGTGCCATTTATCCCATCCATCCCAGGCTCTCGGTAAAGCCCTGTAATTTACCCATCAAACCGCTTTGACGCTTCAACGCTCCAGCAACTTTACGACTACGCCCATCCGAGCCTCCTTCGTTCGAGGCGATTGCCATGTAACGAAAGGCGTCAGCTGCATGGGATGACCAGTCGTGGACTGGCTCGTTGGAAAGCGTCTCAGTTTTTGAGTTTTCTTCGTAATGATAATGGCGAAGGGCATGAAGCAACCCTTTTTCGCAACGCGAAGCATCAAACCAGCATGTCGGAAAAATGCTTCTTGCCGCGATGATCCCGTCGAATTTGCTCAACCTCGGAACAATGCGGACTTGGAAACCCGCATCCCGCATCTGTTCTTCTATCGACTTTTTCGACCCGAGCGTTTTCGCACGAGCGTCGTGAGGAAGCCAGCAAGTGCCGTAATCATACAACTCCCCAGACGAGCCTCTGCGTGTGCGAAGCACATGAATGTAATGATCTAGCCCTTTGAGCCTATTCTCGTAAAAGTCCACGATTCGTCGTTGCATTCCGATATACTGCTCAAAGATAATTGACGTGCTGTCAGACCGGCCAAGATCGAAATATAGATTAACAGCAGAGCTAGAATGATGAGGAACGTGTGTGATACGACCTTCTTCAGCGCAGTCACGAAGTTCGTCCGCATAGACCGCGCCCTCCAGGCTTTTCCGGCACTCGCCTTCCCAGACATGCAGATAAGCGTCCCGGTCGCGGGCCTTTAGGTCTAACATTTCCTGTTTAAGAACCTGCGGAAACCACGGATTATCGCGCCACGAGATTTTCTGCACAATCGCGTTTTTCGGCGGGTGAAGGACAAAACGCACATATGTGTCGTCCGACTCAAGCTCCGGGTTAAACGAAGCCCAGATTTCAGAACCTTCCTTACGGATCGTCGGAATGAGAACGTCCCACGAATTTTTCGTGACCTTGTTCGCTTCTTCCACCCAGCAAACGTCCACGCCTTCATATGACTTAATCTTCGTGACATTGTTGCGAATGCCTTCGAAGGAAAATTCAGACCCCGTAGAGGGACAATAAATACGCGCCTGCTCGATTTGATAAAAACCGTTTAGCCCCAGCAGTTCAATCTGGTCACTTAAAATTCTATGCACAGAATCTCGAATTGAGTTCTGTAATTCACGAGCGCAAAGAACGCGAATGTTGCGCTTTGCGGCAAGAATGACGAGCGCGCGAGCGATGCCCCAAGACTTCGCTCCACCGCGCCCGCCGTAAAGCACCCGATAACGCACAGGCATACCATTGACCTGCGGCCAGAACAAGCATTGCAGCTTCTCCGGCCACTCAACAACCTTCGCATTTTGCGTGGTTAGGTCCATGTTATACTCAATCCGTGGTGGGCTTACTTCTTTTTCGCCTTGGCGACCTTGGCATTGTAAGCAGCGAGGCCCTTTTTGTCCATCGCCTTGTCTTTGGCAGAGCCCTCTTTCACGCCCTTTTTCTTGAGCGCTGCGTCCTTTTTCTTGTCCATCGGGGAGCGTTCCCACTCGGCCATGGTCATCTTGCCTTTTGCCATGTCAATTCCCCCCAAGCTGCTTGCTGGCTTTCAGCGATTTCAATTCTTTCTGCTGCGTATTCGGGGCAATGCCGCCCTTATTCGCTTTCGCAGACATCAACTTTTTCATGTCATGGTGAACAGACATGATGTGGCTTTCCCGATCAGGGCGTTTATGGTCGCAGCACTTTTTCATTCGTCATTCCTCGTCCTGTCCCACAACTTAAACCCGATCTGCAATGACAGGTAGATGCAGCCGAGGATTGGCGCAAACACCGCCGCTATGTCCGACACAGGTTTAATCTGTTGCAGCCATAGCGGAGATGAAATCATTGCCGCCGAAACAAGCCCTCCAACCTTTTCACTTGTTGTCGTAAATATTAACCCAAGACTATCTGTCGCATGATGGTCATGTGATAGCGGCATTATTTTGACTTTCTTATTTAGCTGGCCGAGCCTTTTATGACGGAGAAGTTGAACACAGGCTGCTCAACCGTCGTTCCGCCAGTTGTGTAGAATGTGATTTCGAAGCTGTTCGCTGCAACTGCTGTCACCAACACCACGTATTTGTCCGTGCCAGACTTTTGGTTCACGATAATGGTATCTGCTGCGGCCACACTGGTATTGTTCACCGTGAACGAAGCGGCAGTCGCAGAACCCGCCGCCGAGAACAGCGTGATCGCCCCGGACATCGTATTGAGCGAAACTGGCGTTGTGCGCGACGTAAGCTGCGTGACCGTGCCGCCCGCACCCGTGCCAAACCCAACGCCTTGCGTCGCGGAGTTCGAAATCAGATCCCGTCCGTCGCCGAGCGTGCGCCAGCCACCAAAAGAAATAAGCCTCACTGATTGATAGTTAGACGACAAAAGATAACCTACGACACCATCGACAGTATTTGTAATCGTGATATTATTCGTCGAAGCTGTGCCGCTTATATCCTTCACCTCACAAACATATCCATCCGGCACGTTTGTCGGCAAAGTCACATTTACAGGTGCTGCTGCGTTCACCAACAAAACATCTTCCGGGGATGTCATATTGTAGTTAGTAGTCGCGAGCGCAACTGTTTTGTCCACACGTCCATTAATATTTGTGCCCAGCCCAAGCCCATTTGACATAGAGTTTTTCTCTACGACATTTGTATTAAGGCTTAGTGATGTTCTACCATAAGTAAATCCACCTGGAATGGCACTGTTTACCGCACCTCCAAAAATATTTCCGTCAATAGTCACGGAAGTAGACGTATCCATCACCAAACCGTAGGCGTAATCAGCATTCGCGCCAGTATTAGAGACATTATAGCAATTATAACCTGTAAAGTTATTACCGCTAATTACGCCTCCAGCTGTTCTTCTCAACACGATTGGTGTGCCGACACAATTAGAAAAACTGTTGCCAACCATCGTGTAGTTGAACAATACGTTCGCAGTTCCAAACGGATTGATGGATTCCATCGCCCCTTTGCAGTAGATCTGCAAATTAAACGTGTTATCGGACATCACAAACTGCCCAACGGACGGCCCATTTGACTGCGGTGTGATACTGATTGCTCTTCCATCCCATGCCGCGCCATCAAAAAAGTTATTATGTATGCGGACTTGAGATAAAATTGTATTAGGAGACAAGTTGATGTTGTTAAAGGCTTGCCCGCCAATGTAACAACCTGTCACGAGCAACCCTTCAACTCCATACACAAGCAATCCTGACTGTGGGCCAGAATTGTTGCCCAAAAATATTTGGTTAACTGTATTTGCATCGGGAACAGATGTCCAAGTTATTTTCTGAATACCAGCATCGTTTCCTCCCAGATAACACTCCACCACGTCTAGAAGAACAACGTAATTAGCCAGCCCGACGCCTATTGCAGCAATACTTTCCTGAGCGGTAGTGTTATATCTGTTGAAGACTCCTTGGATAGAACATCTGGAGATTCTAGCAATAGACCCTTGATACAGCAGAATACCCCACTGCATTCGCCACAGCCAACAATCTTCAATCAGCAACGCTTGGCAGTTACCAACGTCAATGTGAGCGCCACTTGTAGCAACATTGATAAGCCCGCCTGTTCCTAAATACAGCGCGCTATTGTTTGCAAAGTTTGTAGTTCCCACACCTGAGCTAAAAGCCAGCGTTACCGGAATACTCCAATACGAAGTCGGAGATCCAGGATTAACATTTGTCGGAGCCCCCGTAACGGTCCACTTCTGATAATCAGGCGTAGGCGCTGAAGGATTAGACGGTTGCGTGATTTGAAATTCCTGCCCACTATAAACCAATGGCAGAAACGGATTAGCATTGCCATTGGCATCTTTTTCTGCAATCAAAATCGTCGTCGCAGTAGCCTGGGCAGCATTATTCCAAATGATTTTGCCATCACCGGGATAGCCAGATGTGGCAGTTGTATTCGCCACATAGCTTTCAAAAAGAGAAGGGCCACCGCGAGGCAGACCATGCCAAAACCAAATACCAGATATTTGTGCCGCACCTGCATTAGTAAACGCCAGTGTGGAACCGTAATTACCAGTTCGCCAGAAAAGTGTCTGGTTAGGCCCAGCCCCTTCAATTACAAGACTAGCAGGGCAGTTAATAGTTGCACTCAAAAAATACGACCCAGGTGGCACAATAACTTTACCGTTTACACCAGCATAAGTAAAAGCCGCCTGAATAGCCGCCGTCTGATCGGTGCCGTCACCTAACGCACCAAAATCACGGACATTAATCTCATCTCGCATTTTAGCTTGGGCTGTGCGAGCAACAGCGCCCGACCCTCCTTGAATAAATCCAACCAACGATGATCCCGAAGATGCAGCAAGTCTTGTCATAACTTCCGCAATAGCGCCCTGCACCGATGTAGACGTTAAAACGCCTGTCGGTGCAAACGCAATATACGCAGCTTGAACAAGTTCACGCTTCCAACGATTTCCTACCGCATCGACGATAATCGTAGTGCCATTGTCGGGACTCGTAACGTCCGTCGCATCCAGATAAAAAATGCCACCGCCGTCATTCACGACAGTATTATAGATCAGGGAAACCTGAGCAGATGCCTGCGGGGCCGGAATAGTCTGCGCCCGCAGCGTCGTGATATTAGTGAGAACACGAATTTCCGTCTGATTAGCGTTCAACGCCACAAACGGCATACTTACCCAATTTCCAACTTCCGTAGCAGTATAAAGGACCGCTTCAAACGCCTGCTGATACAGGCCGACGCTGCCCGGAATGCCATTAATCGTGGACCCTCCTTCGGCATACACGACAATCTGCAAAAGCGAGCTGTTGATAACAAGCAGCACTCGCCCCGGCAACGCCGTTGGTAGTGCTACACCAGCATTTGTTGCGCCGACAACGCTAATCTCCGTGATCGTATCAACGATCTTCCTCGATGTCGTGACCGTGCCGCCAGTCGTAGCGTTCGGGTTCTGCGAAACCGACCATTCCGGGTTAGCGAGGGCTTCATTCAGATTAGTTCCGTCAATTAGACGGAAACCATCGAGAAACGGATCAGGCTGCGTCATCATTCACTCCATTATTCTTCTACATCCGCCTCAAACGGCGTCGTCGGCATATTCGCCGGGGTAAACAGCTTACTCATATCAACAGTTGCCGGGTCCACATATGCAGGCTGGCTCTGCAAAGCCTTTGAAACCGCAGCCGGAGACATCCCCATCATGCCCGCAATCTTTGCTATGGTCATGGGATCAGTTGTATCTGGCGTATCAGACATTGGAAACCTCCGAAATCATAGAATAATCTGGAACTGCGGCAGGTTCTTTATCCGGCCACGGAAGCGGCGGGGCAACCACGACAGGGTTGAGCTGGGCATTGATCGCACGGTCAACAATTTCATGCACCGCTGCAATACCATCCGGGCCGAGCGTAGCCTCAAGCCATCCCACAACAATCGCAGGCGTCAACTGGTCATACGGCGTAAAAGGCTGGCCGGGGTCGAACGTAATCGGCGTCGTGCCATACGCCTGCCCAAAATGCCCTTCGCCATCAGTGCCGTCCATACGCCACACGATCTTAAACACAGCATTCTGCTGTCCCTGATATTCAGGGTAACACATCAAATTGCTGATAAACCATTCGTAACTATTCGCCATAATTTTGCTCCTTACGGATGAGCCGCAACGTAGGCTTCGAACTTCGCATTCAGGTCCTGCAAAGCCTTCGTCAACGCAGCAATCACCGATCTATCATAAAATCCATACATACCATCCGAGCCCATCGGGGCTGCAGACGGGATAATCGGCGCAGCTTCATTCGCAAAAAAGCCGATTTCGATCGCTGCCTTTTCTCCACGAAGCGCAATATCGTCCAGCCATTTATATGCCACAGGGCGAAGCTGCAGAACTTCTTCTAAGCCTGGAATTTTAGCATCCAAAACTTCCTGCTTCAGTCTCGCATCTGATGCCGCCGACAACTTGCCATTCGCATCAGCATTGACTGCTCGCGAACCTGCGCCCGCCAAATTAACAACAGTCAGCACACCAGTATTATCGAAATATCCACGGGTGTTTTGCTGCCCATCCGAGAATACAATATTATTGCTTCCAGTTGCACTAATCGGCGCAGCCGATCCTGTAGCCGAGCCGATAATTACGTTATAATTACCCGTTGTGATCGCACTACCTGCACCCACAGACGCATACGCACCAATACAGGTGTTATTTCCACCGGACGTTACGCCCGACATCGCTCCATAACCGATTGCAGTATTGTAACTGCCGGTAATACCTGCAGGAGTGCCGTTGATTGCAGAAATACCGATGCCGATATTGCCCGCGCCGGTCGTCATCCAAAAACCAGATCCATACCCGATGCAGTTATTCGAACTGCCAGTCGAGGTCTGGTTGAGCACATTCGCACCGATAGCGACGTTGTTTACTGAGCCATTCGTGTTCGCAAGTCCACCGTCGCCAATGACCACGTTATACTGGCCAGTCGTTACGTTTGTCAGTGCATTTCGACCGATGCCTACGTTATACTGGCCAGTAGAAATGTTTGTAAGGGCTCCCGCACCGAACGCCACGTTCGACGTAAGACTGCTATTGCCCAGACCAACTCGCGCTCCGTTCACCGTGATGTCGGTAGTGAAAACCGGACTCGCGGTCAGCGCAACAGTCGTGCCTGTCCCCGACACGCTATACGAGACAAGATTTCCACTCGCATCTGTTGAGACAACCTTTGTCGCCCCCATCGCAGAGGGCAATCCTGGGATCAGATATGCAGGCTGTGAAGGGTTGTTGTTAAGTCCCATTACATTTCTCCCGCAACAATCTTATGCCCGGTCGTCGCCGCATTCACACTAATCGCCTGTGTCGAAATCGGCCCAGCGTCACTCTCATACGAGCCGCAAGCCAAAATCTCAATCGACGTGCCGTTGTTCACACCAGCCGCGCCCGTGAAGCTGATGTAAATGCTTTCCACAGCTGCGATGCCCTGTCCCGTTGCGGTGCAAGGATTTTGGATGTAGAATTTACGACGAGAGGCGTTTGACGCCATCAAGTCTTGTGCCGTGCCGCCGGTCGTAAGTGCCAAATTTCGGCTTGTGTATGTGCCCGCCAGCGGGTTCAACGAACCAATCGTGTTCGTGCCAGCTGGCAACGCAGCATTTACCTGCACACCATTCGTGGTGCCCGGAGTTGTCTGGTCAATACCAACTCTACCGATAATGTTCGTGCCAGCCGGAAGCGAACCGCTGATGGCCGTCCGCAGATTACCCGACAGATCGAGGCTAAAAGGATTGTTCGTCCCATCAACATAAGTCGGCGCAGCGGTAGTCGCCCGACCATAAGTCAGCACAATCGGGCTTCCCGACAGCGTTACAGGCAAATTCCCCGATGCATCTGGCGCAGCGCAACGAAACGGGCTATTCGGATTACACACCGCAACGCTATACTGGATCGTCCCGCTCGCGCCGCCCGGAGTGCTTAACTGGGCGTCCGCAGGAACAATTAAAGCCCCAAACATCAGGGCCGTCGATGCAAGGAGCTTTTTCATAGCTTTCTCCAAAATAACCTAAAAGGTGAGGGGGCTTTCGGCCCCCTCTCGCAATACTTAGTTATACGCCCAAGCGTAGGTCGTCGCGCCAGCGGTATTCGTGCAGATAACCTGACGAGTAACAGCGCCCGACGCGCCAACCGCAGAACCATACGTGCCGGTCGCATAAGCGGTGCCGTCCGTAACAGCCGCAACCGCACCGTTA